AGCTTTTTGATAATGTTATGCAAAAAGAAAACGAAAGAAACGTTGAATTTTTAGAAAAACATATTTTAAAAATTATTAATAGAAAATATGCTGTAACGTGTGCTAGTGGCACAGACGCTCTACGTTTTGCTCTAATGGCACTTAATCTAGGACCTGGCGATGAGATAATGACTACAAACTTTTCTTGGATATCTACAGCCTCTTGTATAACGATGGTAGGTGCAACACCTGTATTTTGTGATGTTGATTTAGAAACTTATCATATGTCAATTGATAGTATTAAACGTATGTATTCTGATAAAGTAAAGGCAATAGTGTACCCACACCTGTTTGGCAACATATCTGATATGACAGAAATACAAAACTTTTGTGAAGAAAAAAATATAAAACTAATAGAGGATGCTTGTCAATCATTTGGTGCAAACAGAAATGGTCAATATGCAGGAACATATGGTGACATTGCAACATTAAGTTTTAACGCAAATAAGCCTGTTGCTGGGATTGCAGGTGGTGGTGCTGTTTTATTAGACAACAAAACTCAAGCAGACTTTATTAGAAAATTAAGAAGACACGGTAATAATGAAGTATTAGGATTTAACTCTAAAATGTTAGCAATCAATGCTGAATTTATTAATTTTAGAATAGACAAAATGCACGAATGGCAAGATAAGAGATTTAGAATAGCTAAAAGATATGATAATAATTTAAAAGATATAGTTACCCTTCAAAAAATTGATGAAGGTGTTAATCATTGTTATCACAAATATGTTATTAGAGTTAAAAATAAAGAAATAAGAGAAACCTTAAAGAAAAGACTAGGTGCAGCTGTACACTATCCTAATCCTATATCGGAAAATGTAATGTATAATTCTATTATACATAGAAAAGATAGCTGCTTGAATAGTCAACAAATATGTGATACAATACTAACATTACCTATTCATCCATATTTAACAAATGATGAAATAGATAATACTTGTAATATAATTATGGCAACAGTATGAATGAAATAATAATTAGTCCATCTTTTAAAACTTTCTGTTATTTTGATAGTAACAATAATATGATTGACATAACAGATAAAATACCTTTTAGACTTTTAGAGTTAATTAAAAAAATGAAATATATTTTTGGTAATGATATAGTGCTTGATAAGTCTTTGATAGCAGATGACATTGAGGACATCTATCATTATATAATAGAAAAGGCCTACGAAAGGCCAGATTATATATTTGAAGAATTAAATTTCAAAGATCAAGCCAAACAAAAACTATTAGTAGCATTAAATAAATTCTTTTTTGATAAGTTTACAATATGAAAACATTAAAAGAAATACAAGAAAACTATTTAGCCATAGATTTTTTTATGTCTATGTCTTGTAATAAAGATTGCCATTACTGTACAAGCTATACTTTAGAAATGAGAAACTTGACAGTTGATATGGATTTCCTAAAACAAACACTAGACTATTTAAAAAATTATAAGATACGTGTTTGTCTTCTAGGTGGTGAGCCAGGCCTAATTAAAAATTTAGATGATGTTATTGCTGAAGTTAAAAGTAGACCTAATCACGTATGTTCAGTACTATCAAACTCCTTTGTACGTAAAAGATATCCACATATACTAAAAGATTCTGATATACTTTATATTGAACATAATATATTAGATTTTTATGAAAACGAAATTAAAAAACTTGGTAGTTTAGATTTACTACCACCTTACGGTTTCATACAACCAAATGAATACAATAATTACAATCTATGCGTAAAGACACCTAATTATTTTAAATACAAAGATAACTTTCCAGAAGAAATGAAACAGTTAGATCACAAAAATACAATGTGGAAATCATTTAATGGTAGAACACCTAATAAAGATGATGTATTGGCAGTACATACTCAGGCTGCAGAAATAGATCGTAAGATGTGTGCAGCTTTTCCTATGGTGCCTGTTATCAACTTTGAAACAAGAAAGATTGTACATTGTAGTAAGAAATTTGCTAATAATATTATACATTCAAAAACATTTGACATAACACAGGAGAATATAGACAAGATGATGAATTTTAGATTATTTAAGTATGAAAATTATTGTAAAAATTGTATGGAATGGGTTGAACCTAAAGGTCATTTTCCAGTATCAAAATATGCGAGGGTATTATGAGTATAACTGATTCATTAAAAAAAAGAGCCCACGTTGTTCATTATAAAAAAGATATTATTCCTACTAGATTACAAATAGAGGAGATATTGAGAATAGGATATCCATTAGCAACATCAAAACAAAAAGCCTTTCCTTACAAAGCGTATGTGTTAGGACCAAATGCAGAAAGAAGTAAAATTTTATATGACCTATGTGAAGGCAATAAAATAAGTTTTGATGGTGATGTACAGAAAAAAGGATTTACATATCAAGCAAACCCTAATCTATTTCATATAGCAACAGCACCTTGGACGTTAATATTCACACCAAGAGTTGCTCCAGGTAATCAGTTTGCTAGAGAGCAATGTGCAAAAACAGGCACTAGATGGGAAATGGGTGAAGAATGGTTTATACCACATGGAAGAGAAAGTTGGGCTATAGAAGTTGGAATGATTGCCAAAACGATCACAGGAGCTGTTTTAGATAAAGGTTGGGATACTTCATATAATATTTGTTTTCCAAAAAACTTACAAAAATGGAGAACAAAAGAAAATCATTTTAAGTTTATTAAGTACACACCATATCTAATACAAACAATAGGTAAAGCAGAATTGTATAAGTGGCAAAATATGAAACCAGAAAGTTTAAAAAAAGATACTTGTCCACCTTTTGAGGACATCTTTTCATTTGAGGATGACGAGTAAAAACTTATGAGTAAAAAGTTACCTAAACATCTGACTAAAGGAGGACCAGGTGATCAGTATTTGGGCAATGGAAAATTAGATACATCTGAATGGTTTAAAAATTGTATATTAGATGAATTAGATAAAAGTATTAAAGACCAAGATATATTTTTCTGTGGTGCACCCTTTCAATTATTATTTACAGATATACAAGGTAATTATGCACCATGCTCGTGGGCTAGATCATCTGAATTTGGTCCTAATATAAGAGATACATCTATAAGAGATTGGTTTGAAAATGATCCTAAACTAAATCAATTACGAAAAGAAATGACAACACCAGGCTCTGATTTAAAGTTAACAAAAAAATCGTGTGTATCGTGTATTAAACAAGAAAAACAATATGGCAGATCCAGACGACAGGCCTCATTAAAGATACAATCTAATGATGATGGTATATGGGCAGGTATAAGAAAGGCAGTTAATCGTTATAAAGAAACAAAAACAGGTCACATAAAAGATAGAATTTTTGAAGTGCAAATAAAAGCATTTGGTAATCAATGTAATTTAGATTGTTATATGTGCCACACTTACGACTCTTCTACAAGAACTACAACATTGAACTCAAAAGAATTAGAAGGTCAAACGGTTATGAATGTATGGACTCTTAAACACGGTAATGATGTTAAACTTAATCCTTTTAAAGGCCAGATAAAAGATATTATAGGTCAGATAGTTGAATTTGCACCATACATTTATAATCTTAAATTGATTGGTGGTGAACCACTAGTTATGAAACAATTTTATCAATTACTTGACGCAATTATAAAGACAGGCCATGCTCCTCATATGAAACTAAAATTTCAAACTAATATGTCTGTTTTAGGACAAGGTAAATATAGGATTACAGATTATATAAGACACTTTCAGTTATTTGAATTTACGGTATCACTTGATGGTATAGGTAAAACAGATGAATATATTAGGCGTAGATCAAATTGGGAAGATATAGTTAAAAATATAAAAACGGTAAAGCAATATCCTAATGTTCAAATAAATGTAAATGGCACAATATCTTTTTTAAGTGTATTAAGATTTTATGAACTTATAAACTGGTTTGATGAAAACAAAAAACTATTTAAACAAATTAACTGGTCTAATATAAGAGGACCAGCAAAGTTATGTGCAAATGTATTGCCAGATGATTTAAAGAAAGTACTTATAGACAAGTACGAAAACTTTCCTGATATTCAAAATATTTTAAAAGAAGATAATGGTGGCCTGTCTTATTTGGATACAATTGACTATCTTTTAAAAATAGATAAATATTATGAAGGCACTAAATGGGAAGCAAGCTTATTTGATGTCTATCCTGAACTGAAAAAATATAATGGAGAAAAAAGAGTGAAAAAAATATATTCCGTAGCACTTAATTTACACGACCACAATACCTATGATGGTGTGTTTCATAATCAAAGAGAAAGATTTACTAGATTTAAACATAATTTACCTTATCACGCTGAAGCATATGCTCATCAATCAGATATATTAAATTCTAGCGATTACAGATTAAATGATGAGTTTATTGAAGAATATTGGGATACAAATAAAAGAGATGGTACAAATGGCATTCTAGCATTTACATATACGTTTGGCGGCATAAGAAAATGCAAAGATAAGTTACCACAAGATATATTTGATTATGACCCGAAGAAACTATGGGACTATTATTTAAAAGATGATCTTTACTTTATAGATCACCATCAATCACACGCCGCATATGCCTTTCTTAATTCAGGTTTTGAACAATCAGATATACTAGCAATTGATGGTATAGGATCAAAATATAGATGTGTGTTTTTTGATAAAAATAAAAACTTAATTGATTTATCTGATAAATTGCCTATTGGTTGGCTATGGAATCATATGTCAAACTTAACAGGCTTTGGTACACTTGGTGCAAGTAAACTTATGGGTAAAGTAGGATATGGAAAATATAGTGAGTATTATTATAATGTATTTGAAACAATACTTGCAGGTGAGATAACCGAAAAAAAACAAGAACACTTTAAAGAAATTAGATTAAATAGTATCGAAGACCTTGCATATACCCTACAAAAATTTACTATAGATAAAATAAAAGAACACGTTTATCCATTAAAATCTTGCAATAATCTTTGTATTGCAGGTGGTGTTGCTTATAACGGATATATGAATGAAGAATTTACTAAACATTATGAAAACGTATTTGTACCACCAGCTGTAGGTGATGAAGGACAGTCAATAGGCACATATCAACACGCTAACTATACACTAAACAATAATATACATAAATCAAAAACATTTGCTGGTAAAGAATATGACTATATTGGTAATGAAAAAGTTGATTACAAAGAAGTAGCACAGGCCATCGCTGATGGTAAAATAGTAGGATGGTTTCAAGGCAAATCAGAAAGTGGCAATCGTGCATTAGGTAATAGATCAATACTTGCAGATCCACGTAATCCAGATATTAAAGATATTATTAATAGTACAATTAAAATGAGAGAAGACTTTAGACCATTTGCACCAGCTGTATTAGAAGAACATTACAAACAATATTTTGATACAAAATTTCCTAGCCCATATATGAGTAGAATATGTAAAGTTAAATCAGATAAAGTGCCAGGTATTACACACGTTGATGGTACAGCCAGAATACAAACAGTTAATAAAAAATTTAATGAAAAGTTTTACAATATCATAAATGAATTTTACAAAATAACAGGTATACCTATGTTATTAAATACAAGTTTTAATTGCCAAGAACCTATAGTAGAAACACCTGAACAAGCAATAAGAACATTTAAAAAAACAGCATTAGATTTGTTAGTTATTAATGATTATATAATAAGAAAATGATTGATAAAATAGATTTAGATTTATTTAAAAGAATAATACAAGAAGGCAGGCATAATCCTGATATACTAGACTCATATAGTGTAAATCAATTTAGAGCAAAAGGAGCAATAATAGAATATGTTGAAATGCTAAATGCTAAAATAGATGAAATTGTAATTATGGGTAGTTGGTATGGCAGTATATTTGTACCTGCTTATAAACATATAAAGAAAATTACACTTATTGATAAAGATAAAGAAGTTATTAATATTGCTACAAATAGATTGTTCTATGATTATAAAAATGTGCAATTTAGATGTCAGGATATATTTGATGATTTAAAACTAAATGAATATAGAAGTGCTAATCTTTTTATAAACACATCTTGCGAGCATATGGCACCTATGAAAGAATGGCCTATGTGGGAATGGATATGTAGAAAGAACAAACCATACTTTGCATTTACCTCAAATAATATGTTTGATATAGAAGGTCATATTAATTGCGCTAAGAATATAGAAGAATTTAAAAAACAATTACCTGATAATGCTGAAGTTATGATAGAAGATCAAATTAAAGATGAGCGTGGTATTAGATTTTTACTGATAGGAAAGTTTAAATGAAAAGAGTAATTTATAGTTTGTATATTGACATTCCAAAAGAAGAGCTTGATATATTTGATAAAAATGTTTTAAAAGAAGGTGATCCTCCTATAAACTATGTAACAAAAAGTCAATTTAAAGATAATTATGATGATTTAGTGGCGTGCAAACAAGCTTACGCTTTCGCTAATAATATTGAATTTAAAATGTTTGAGTTTGATTCAAACTATATTAATTATCAAAAAAAATTACAAACAAAGTATCCATACTTAACAACCTATAATGTAATTAATTTTTATAAAATACATTTGATGTATGAGTTAGCAAAAAACTATGACGAAATACTCTATTTAGATTTTGACGTTGTTCCTATGAAATTTGTAAATTTCTTTGAACATTGGGATTTAACAAAAGGTATAGCAGTATTAGATAATTCGGATGCGGTATCAAAAATTGAATCGGTTACAGAAACATCAACAACAATAAGAAGTCCAACAGCAAAATATTATAACGCTCAAGCTATGTTATTTGAAAAAGGTTTAAGTCCTCGTAATAATGTCATAAACACAGGCATAATTGGGGCAAATAAAGAACATATTGTTAAATTAAAATACTTTGATGATTTCGATAACAATCTATCTTTAATGAGTAGTTTAAAAAATGGACACGATATGTGGCCGAAAAAAATAACACACTACTTTGGATGGGATAATGAAACATTATTTTCAGTTAAATTAAAGGAGAATAATATACCTGTATTATGGTTAGATTCTAAATGGCATTTCTTTTTCTCTAAACAACTTTGGGTACCAGATGAAGTTATAATGTGTCATACAATTAATAAAAGATTTGATATTGTTTGGAAAAAATTAAATGCTTAAAATATGTACAGTATATTTTGACGGTTTCTATTCACCAGATTACATTACTAGATTGCACGATAGCTTAAGAAAAAACTCAACGGTAGATTTTCAATTTGTATGTTTAAGTGATACAGATGTCAAAGCAGATTTAGTTTTACCTTACAATCACAATAGTAATATAGTAAAACATTGGCATAAACTAAAATTTTTCAGCCCTCAATTTGCATATCAAAATCCAGGCGATGATATTATTATTATGGATATAGATCAAGTTATTGTTAATAATATAGATGATTTACTTAATTATCCAGTGAAAGAAAACGAGTTAGTTACATATGGCCAATGGTGGGAAAATAAACTAGGTATCAATGGTGGTTTTTATAAGTTTAAATCAGGTAGTTTAAAATTTGTATGGGATGATTTTGCACTCAATCCTGAATACTGGCAATTACATTTCTATAAGGAAGGCACCGTACATAAGAAGTATTATGGTGAACAAAATTATGTCAAGTGGAAGATATTAGAACATAAGGCAAAACTAACTAAAACACCTAGTGAATGGATTGCTAAATACACAGATGATTATAAAGAAAATTTAAAGCTAAATAAAATGTATATGCAAAAGTTTAATACTGATTATATGATATTAGATAAACAAGTAAATGACAAACTAAAAGTTATACACTTTACAGGTGTAGGAAGAAAAATAAATGAGAATTATTTGTTGTAGATTTGGTGAAAAGTTTACTCAATGGCACGTTGACAACTTAAAACATATGATAGATGAATACTCTGGTCTAAAGTATGATAGTTTTGAAGTTATAGAAAATGATCTATATGGCAATTGGTTCAATAAGCTTCAAATGTATGACAGATTTAGAGATGATGAAAATCTATATTTTGATTTAGATTTAGTGATCTATGATAAACTTCCTAATCTTATAAGAAAAAACTTTACATTATTAGATGATACGTGGTGGAGAGAACCAGCTCATACACCTTTAAACTCATCAATAGTATCTTGGACAGGTGATGTATCCTACATATGGGATAAATTTAAGAAAAATGATGAATTTTTTGTTAGTACATATACTAGAGGTAGTGATGAATGGTATTATAAAAATATTAAATATGAAACATACGATAAAGTATGTCCTTCAATTAAAGATTATATCTACCAACAACCATCTCAATTTAGTGTATGTACGTTAGGTCAAATGCACCATCTACAAGAAAAAGGATGGACAGGTTGGTATTCTAATTATTTCTTACCCATACATTGAATAGCCGCTGAAAGAATATCTAATTTATTTTTAGCTTTTCTTAATTCTTTTTTAGCATCCTCATTTGTAGAATCTTTTATAGAGTCTAATTCAAATAAAGCAAGTTTTAAAGCAAAAACGTGATCGGCGTCATCCTGATCCTCAAACAAAGAAGTTACTAAAGTTGGATAAAATTTAGTATCAATTTTTTCACTATCCATAATAAGACCAGTTTTTTGTGCAATTCTTATCACAGATTCTTCAAATAATTTTCTTTCATTTTTATGTTTTTGATAAGTCGATTCGTGCAACTGATCAAGGTTCATAAATTTTGACAGAGCTTTAAACTGCTCTCCATTTTCATCATATGGAATAATAGTAGTAAAAACTTTTTTCTTATCTTCAGTTGTTGTTTGCACTTCTATATTTTGTCTTTCACTATCTATAAAATATGCAGTTAAAAAATTATCTTTTAAATATTCTTCAGTTATCATTTCGGTTCTCCTTTATATAATTATATAAGTCAATTTTTGGTGACCATCCAATTGTATTTAGTAGGGTATTATCAGCAAGGTTATCTAATCGTTCAAACGTATTTCCCACAACACGTTTACAATCAATTTTAAAATAATCAACCAACTCTATAAGGTTGTTTGTTCTTCCTGAACCTATGTCTGTAATACCCTTTAAGTTTGATTTAATCAAACTGTCTATCGCTCTCACTAAATCGTCAACGTGTATAAAATCCCTACTATGATTTGTGTTAATATAAGGAACATCATTTCGTAATATTCTTGGTATTAACATTGTATCTCTAGCGTTAGGACCATACACGGTTGTAAATCTCATACCAACACTATTCTCTGGAGCAATTTGCTCAAGGCTATATTTACTCATAGCATATGGATTTTTCCAAGGCTCGTGTGCTGTTGATGAACTTGCGTATAAGATTCTTGTATCTTTGAAATAATCAAAAAGTCTTTGACCTGCGATTACATTTTGTTCCCAATATTCTGTAGGTCTATCTAAACTATCTCGTACACCAGAAAGGCCAGCAAGATGTATAACTAAATCTACGTTATATTTTAAGTCGCAAGTAAGCAGATCATTGCCTGTTTGTTTATCCAGACAAATTACTTTGTGATTAATTTTTAAAAAGTTGAATAGGTGTTGGCCTATAAAGCCTTCACTACCAGTTAATAATATATTCATAATTCATAATATAGTTTTTAAATCTATTTATTAAGATTTTATAATTCGTAAATAATATGTGTTAGCTGTTACTGCTGAACCATCAGGAAACTCTTGTGCTCTATAATCATCAATGTTTACAAAACGAGTTTGATAGTTACCAGAACCATTTAAAATAGTATCTGCAATACCAGAACCTCTTGTATTACCTGTTGCTGTAGTTCCTAACGTGTAACTTAAAGCATAACCGTCAGTAGATGAAGCAGCTGTATATCTAGTCCATTCTTGTAGTAATGAGTCAAATGCAGCCGTTGTATATTCTTTAACGTTATTAGAACCATCTAAAAAGAACGGTTCAGTATATGTAGCACTTACACCATCAATTCTATGTAAATAATAGTTTGTAACTGTTGTTGGTTGGTCAAGTGTTTCAGGAATTGAATCTGCTGAATAAGCACCTGTATCTGCTCTTGTATCTGAAAAGATTGGTGTTGATGATCCTGATACTTCAGTTGAACCTGCGACAGAAGCTGAAGTTGAAATATGATATGTTCCAGCTTGTGATGATGTTAACGAACCTGAAGCTAATAAGTCAATTGCAGGATGTAAAAATGTATCTTTTACATCTGCCAAAGTCATTGCTTGGATTTGACCACTTGCGTTATAGTACACAGGCCAAGTTTTACCAGTATCACTTGTAGGTGTTACTGAAGCGTTACTTGAACTAATTTTATCATATGTTACTGTAACTGTACTAGGTTCTGCTGTTGTAGCTTCACTAGGTGTTGAAGTTGTACTTGTTGATTGAGCACCCGCTTGCTTTCTTGTATCTGTAATACTTCCGATGTTACCACCAGAACCTACAACAGATAAAGTAACACTAGGACTTAATGAATATTGATAAACTGCTCTAGCTACGATTGCATCGACCATAGTAGTGTCCATCTCTCGTAAGTTTCCACTTACTTCATATAAAGGTTTTCTTACTGCCATAATTTCTCCATTTTTATTCTTGGTACCACTTTCATTTCAGTAAGTACCTCTTATTACTTATTTATATATTTATAACTCTATGCTCCTGCGCCGTAAATTGTTTTTACAACTGTTCCAGTTGAGTTTAAAATCTGCAAAGTTACTACATTTTTTAACTGATCTTGCCCAATAGCATCATCTGCCATATTTGCTTCGGCTATAGTATCTGAAGCAATCATTGTTCCAGTTATAACACCAGTACTACCTGTAGTAACTACAGTACCAGTTTCATCTGGTAAAGTAATAACTCTATCTGCTGTTGGATCAACAACTCCTAATGTTGTTTCAAAATCATCTGCTGTAGACCCCTCAAAAGCAATTACAGTAGATGTATATATGTAACCAGTTGTTATGATATTGTTACTTCCAAAATTAACTTCTCCAGATGTACTGTTTATTGTACTAGTTGTAATAGTTCCATTAACTGTTAATCCGTCATTTACTGTAACTGATGAACTATCTGATGAACTAATTGTATTACCAGAAACATCAATAGTGCCTAATTTATGTGTACCTGAACCATTTGCAATAAAATTGCCAGAAATTGTAACATCATTAGGTAGTGAAAATGTAACTGTATCTGTAGCTGAAACTGTAGCTGTAACTTGATTAGCTGTACTTGCAAAAGTAATTGTTTGAGTATTAGAAACTGTTTCAGTATTTGAGCCGTCAGTAATATCGAAACCTAAACTTCCAGAAATAGAAGTATATAACTCATTTACAGCACCAATTACTGATGTTGCACTAATACCAGAATCAAGTGTTGCTATATCTCCAAAATCTGTTTCAGATAAAGCATTAAACTCGGTTCTAAATTCTTCGAGTGTTTGTGTTGCTGATATTGTTCTTGCAGCCATTATTTTTTAATTACCTCTTTTAATAATTTTTTAATTTCAAATAATTCACTTTTTAAATTATTTATCTCTTTTACTGTATCTCTTAAAACATCATTTTGTTTTTCTCTACCTTTATAACGACTCATATAAATTTGATAATCAGATTTATTTACATTTACAATTGCGTTAGAACTTGTATCTCTAACTAAACTTGCAAACCCTTCAACTTGTAATTTTGTCATATTAGATAGCCAATGCAATTCCTCTCATATCTCTTAATACAGGTGGATATGATGAATTGGTTCCTTTCATTACTATTTTAAGTTGGAATGATGTAAAGTCGTGTATATCGGTTGCTGAATATTTGTATTCTCTAAACGTACTATCATCCTCAGCAGGTGTTATTGATACGTCAGGACTTCCGTCTGTGTTAAATGGTGTCCAACTTATATCGTCAAGTTGTCTTTCTTCATCTGGTCCTGAAACTCTAAAATACATCTCTACTTCAGATGTTGCTCTAATGTTTGCAGTCAATCTTATGTCTAATGCTTTAGAGTTGTTTTCTAAAATAACTGGTTTAGTACAATACACAGCAGCTGATGATGTTCCTAAATTATTTGTATCAGCAAGATAATCTGGAGTATTGCTTGAAGTAGGGCTATTTAATCTATTTGAAATTGTAAACGCACTCATTCTTTGAGTATCTAATACAGGAGAAAGTTTAGTATTTGTAGTTGTCATTTCTAATATTGTATAGAAAGATTTGCCAACACCTTTTGCTGCAACACCTAATACAGTATCTCCTGACTCATTTATTTCACTTGCAACCATTTGAGGTGATGTGAAAAATAAGTTATCATTATGTACAACGGCAAGTTTATTTGCAGCTGATGTCAATGTAAATTGTGTTTCTGATCCGTGTACTGATTTACCTGTAGATGTTCTTACAAAATAATCTATAGTTGTGCCAGGTACATTCATTGTTTGAATACCACCTAAATTTAAAACATCAAATGTTCTATTTTGAGTTGCTGTAACTGTAGCACCACCAATATCACCTGTTGCAGTTGCTGTACCAGAACCTAAAGTTATATCATAACTGTCTAAAGTTACATTTGAAATGCTTGTATATGTTCCATTAATTGGATCTGTAGTAGTATCAATACCATTATAAGTTCCGCTTGGTATACCAGCAATCGTAACATTGTTATCAGTTCCGTGCATACCGTGATTTGGATGGAATACTCTAATAACTGACGAGCCATTTGTTGTTCTTAAAGGATTATTTTTAAGTGTTCTTGTAGATAAAGTGTCGTTTGTTAATGTGACTGTACCTGTAACTTGACTAAATTCTGCTCTTCTCAATTTGAATTTCATATCTTCATTTTGTTCAGCAGACCATGTCATACCATTTTGAGATTTAAATAATACACCAGCATAAGGTTGAGCCGATATTGTTCTATTTGAATCTAATGATGTTTCACCTATTCTTGCTACGTAAGCATTGTAATCTTGTGAGTTAGCCATTACAACAAAACAATACTCTACGTTGTTTTGTATATACACTGGACTTGAAAATGTAAATTTAGTTGCAACAGTACCATCTGTACTTGTATTTACATCACTAGGATTTAAAGTTACTTCCGAGAATGGTAATATTTTTTGTCCTGGATAACCATTAACAACATCTCTAACTTGAACTGTAACTGGTATAGCACTATCTTTCGTACTAAAGAATATATCAATTGAGGTTAAGAATACTCCACCCTCATCATCAATTAAAAATGTTTGTGCTAAAGGATCGTGGTAACCAACTTGTCTTTCTTCCGTTCTTGTAGATGTTCTTGTAATAGACTGTGTTTCGGTAACACTTCTCATTTCAACACGAGCTTCTCTACTTGATAAAATAGTTTCTCTTACAGTTTCTAATAAACCTCTTGCAACATACTCAACGTTTGCAGCTGTTTCTACGTTTGCATTTGTTAAACTATTTGAAGAAGAACTTGTTAATCTGAATAATCTTTGACCTGTTCTCCATCTAGGATTTGAACTAGTTTTAGGATCAGGTATTGCAAAAGTACCTTCAACTCTACCATTTGAATCTGTAATTAAATTACCACCCAATGAACCACCATCAGGTGTTACATATGAAGATATATCAACATTATCAAAGAATGGATAAACCTTTGTATTTGGTTTTAGTCTTGTTGCAACAAATGTTAATGTTCTACTTCTAATAAAAGGAACAAATGCAACAGAAACAACTCTATCACCAATTGATGTTCTTACTGTTTCTGGTATTGCAACTGCTCTAATTCCTGTTCTTGTTTGCGATACTTGTTGAGCAGTAGTTACTTCTTCTTTTGCAATTACTCTCCAACCATGACCACCTCTTTTTTCGTATGTACCAACTCGTCTTCTTTCAGTTTCTATAGGTCTTCCTGTCCATGTATCTTGCCATGAATTCCAAACTGTTGACATAGGAAATTCAGATAACTGTCCACTATTACCAGTTTGTCTTGTTAGGTTATCCCAACTACCATTAGGATTATTAATAACAAGTTCTGGTGCTCTTTCTGTTTCTTTCCATTCATCTCCTGGAGGTGTTAATTCTATTGAACCTATCCATGTAAATACACCAAACGGATTGACGTTGATAGCCTTACTTGCATAAGGTTGATCTATTAAAGTTGCTTCTGTATATGGTAAAGTTATTAAGTCACCAGTCTTTTGATAATTTGATGTTGTTCTATCAGCTGCAGTAATTTCTGTACCGTCATCATCTCTTTCAATTAACTGTATAGCATCTTCGTGGAATGTAGGTCGCATTTCACCCTTTGCATAGTCAATAGAAACTTTATAATCTTTATTTCCTATATCTCCAATATTGTGACCTGTAAAGTTATCTACTACGAAACCATTTTTAAATCTATCAAAACCATTTGAGTCTTGTATTTGTAAATTTTGTGCAGCTGTTTCTAATAATGAAAGTTGAGTATAATACTCTACAGTATCAATTCTACTTTCTATACGACCAATATCTCTCATTGTATATCGTTTATTATCAACGTGTTCTATTCCAACTTCCGAAGTGTCTAAAGTATATGACGGTATGTACAATGTGTATAAATGCATTGCATTATCTAAAGTACCAGGAACTCTAGGATTAATTGAACTTGCGCCTTTTAAAACTTTAAAATTACCATCTTTATCTAAAAATATTTTATCTACTCTTCCTAAGTAATATTCAAAATCTGATCTTATATCTGAATTAAATTTGATAGGATTTACAACTGAATTACCAGTACCATCAAATGATCTATCTTGGTTACCAGAGTCTATAGTTGAATCGTCATCAACTCTAGGTCTAAAATCTAAACTATCTCTTAACTCATATCTTACACCTGTTGCTGAAGAAGTATAAGATGGAATATTTTCATAATCAATAACTCCTGAATATGAGTCAACATCAAAGTAATCACCAGAACTGTGAGTGAAATAATCAAAGTCAATCAATAGTCTACCTGTTGGTGTTACTTCACCATCTTTTAATTTAATTCTACCAATGTCATAGAAGTTATCTCTTTGACCATTATCTAAATCAAATCTGTCTGTAATATTTGTATCACTTGAAGTTGCAACTGTACTAAAATCAGCAGCCATATAAATTGCATTTATTTGATAAACATCAGCCTTAGCTAAACCTATTGTTCCACTTTCAATTGTTGTTTGATCTGAAATAGAAACTGTTGCACCTGAACTTAATGATTTAGATTTGGAAGTTCCAACAGTTTTATTTAAAGTTAATAAAATTTTTATATCATGTGAAGCATAGTTAGCACCGAAATCAATTGTTAAAATAGTTTTAGCAACATTTAATGAAAATATTACTGTACCTTCGTGGTTATTTCCAGAAAGACTTAAAATGTCTCCTACAGCACCTGTTCCACCAGAACCTAAACTTGTAATTGAACATGTGAAATCACTTTCTGTTAAATCAGCAAACGTTTCATTTACACCTGCTGAGAAAGTTGCGATACCATCTCCTGTTAAAGATGTAATTTCATGTTTTCTAAAAGTATATGTTGTATCTGAAGCATTACTGTTAGAAGTTGTTTTTAATGTTTTAATATTACTGTAAGGTAATTTAAATATAGAAACATTTTTTTCAGGTGATTGTGATTTTGCACGTCTTCTTGTTACAATTGTTTTTGTAGAAGCAGCTGAAGTTACACTTGATAATGTTAAACTTGAATTTGAAATAATAGCTTCTACTATTTTTGTTTCTATATTTCCACTATCATTTGTAAATGAAATTGAGTCACCAACTTTTAATTCTTCAGTAAATCTTGTATTAATACCTTGTACATCAGCAGAACCTGAACCAACGTCAATTGATCCAGTTAAAACAAAATTATCACCATTTGTAGCATCTAATGCTGTATCAGCAGTAAACGTTGGACTACCAGCCATTGCAATTTGTTTAACTGATGGTAAATCAAATGCAGTAACGCCTTTTAAACCTACAGCATCTGATTGAATAACAGCTGTGTTACTTGAAGTACCACCTGTAATAGTTTCTTCAGTAACAAATACACCTTGTACATTTGAAATTACAACAACTCCATGTGCAGCTGTTCCACCTGAACTATAACCAGTGAATGCTGATGAATCTATAGATGTTGTTCCGTCTGTGTCATATAATTCAAATGTTGTACCTGATGGGTTTCTAACTGTATAAACATTACCATTAACTTCAGTCATACCAGATACACTTGAAATTGTAACTTGTTGACCTTCTTTAAAATTATTGTTTGCTGTAACTACAGCAGGATCAGCTTGACTAATACCTGTAATTGTAGCACTTTCAGTTGTAGAATGTGTTTGTACAACACCAGTTGCACCTGAAGTTCCACCAGTTACAACTTCTCCAGTTGTAAATGATTGAGCTGTTCTAATATTTAAATGAGTAAACAAAACAATATCAAAAAGATAATGTTTGTAAATAGCACTTGTTAAACTTGAACTTGAAAAAATATTTGCTGACGCAGTACCAGACGAATATTCAAAACCTCTACTTTTTGCTCTTCCTATTTGTGTTATGGAAGATTCTGATCCTGTATTTACAGTACCACGTGAACTTGTAGCCACATTATGTAAAGTTAAACCTTTAAAAGGTTCAACACCTGAAGTAGAAGCAATATCTGGAGAACCATAAACATTGGTTACATTTACAAAGTTACCTATATCGAATCTTGTATTAAAATTATTTTGTGTTGCAAAATCTCTAGCCTTGTCAACATCAACATATGTTGTTGCTATAGTATCAATTTCATATCCTTTAACATATGCTTTTCCTGGAGAGAAACCTACTGCAAGTTTAGTAGCATCACCACCATTACCTGAAGTGTAAATACCTCTATTGTTTCCTGAAATTAAATGTTCTCTTATATCTATATCAAATGGTTTTACAACGTAATCACCAGACTCGTCATATGTTCTACGAGCAAGTGTGTCTTCTAATACAGCATATTCAGTTGATCTTACTTGATTTTGTAGTGTACCACTAGATAATCTTAATAATTCATAAAAGTTGTTATCTTCAGTACTTGCTAATGCCTTTTTAGTTAGTGTAAGAAGAATTTTAAATCTGTGGGCACCTGGTGCATTTGTATTAGAAACACCTTGTGCATTATCATTTAAAGATGAATCATCACCCGAAGTTACAAAAGACTCTGTAACTGTTAAACCAACTCTATATGATGGTGTACTTGAATATTTTTCTAATATTAAAGTTTGTCCTGAAACTTGTACATGGTATCCATTTATATAATAAACACCTTCTTGTATTTGTGCAGCTGAACCTGTTGCCGTAGTATTAACAACTACAGTTGGATTGCCTGAACCATCAGATGTTAAGGTTTCACCATCTGAAAAGGTAATTGTTGTATTGTCAGTACTATTTGTATTAAAATATTTTACAAATAATGTATCTGGATCAGTTCCATCAGTTGCAACAGAATTAACTACTTTTGCAGTAACGCCTGAAGTATTGCCTGTTAAAGTTGTTCCAACATAATCTGTTAAATTTGAAGCAGATTTAGATGTTAACTTAACAGCATAATATTTTAAGTCATATCCAATTTCACCTGGAATAATCATTGCACCTTTGTCGAAAAGGTGATCCGATAATCTTTCTATTTGATTTTGTAATTGAGTTTGTGATTGAGTTAATTCTCTAGCCTGAACAGCAAAAGCAGGTCTAAAAAGTATTCTGTGAAACTTTTTTGACTCTGTAAAATCGTCATAGTAAGGACTGACATTAAAATCAGTTGAACTTGGCATTATCTATTTTCCCCTATTAAAACTCAATAATGAGTTTGATGTTTTCAGTTTGATCGGTTGCTCTAGTAATTTTGGTTCTGTTCTCTACATATAAAATTTCACCTGAGTCATGTTGTAATTCTGGAGCAGCATATCCAGAAGTAAATACAACTTGATCAACTGTTTGAGTTGAAGTGTCTGGTGTACCAGTTGCACTTGAGCCTTGACCAGTAATTACATTTGCACCTGAAAAGGCAGTTACATTTCCATCACTATCAGCCCCAGCGTCATTATGCCTTGTCTGAATGTAATATAAAATACCGTTTACAGAATCCCATTCAACAACTTTACCAACAGCACCTGTTGTTGCTTGATTAATTTCTTCATCAGCAGTAAATGTTCCTGGTGTTGGAGAACTTGCAATTTTAACTGCATATGTTCCTCTTAATGTTGCAGCTGAAGCAGCTGTTCCACTTGCGTTGTTTGGATCTTTAATTAAAGTAATTTTTCTAAAGTCGTTTGCAGCTGTAAAGTCTCCTGAATTTGTACTTTCAGTTCCTTCTAGTGTTGTATTTAACATTACAAAAAATCCACCTAATTCTTCTACAGCATTAAATCCGTGACCACCTTTTGGTGGAATAATAACATCTAGTTCGGCACCTGAACCAGCACCACCAGCGTTTGTTGCTGTAAGTATATCAGCGTTTCTAATATAGCCTGATGTATATCCTGTACCTCTTGTTGTAACTGTAACAGCTGTAATTGCACCTGAAGTTAAAGTAATTGAACAAACTCCACCAGTACCATCACCTTTTATTGGTACAGCAGTTATTGTTCCTGATGTTGCACCACCTGAAACTGTATAACTTGATCCTGCAGTTTTAATTTTAATTACATCTAAGGCACCATCAACAGCAGCTGAACTTACAGTTGAGTCTGTTGAAACTCCCATAAAATCTGTAGATAAGAAATTTGCTTGTTGTGACGCCGATAAAGTGTACATATATTTCCACTTATAATCGTCTGAAGTTGTAATAACTGAAGTAGAAGTACCAGATGGTTGATCTGTTGATGTTCCACCGCCATTATTATCTAAACATTTGTAAACGTTTCTATCTGAAGTTAAAACATAAAAAGTTGAATCAAATAAAGTAGTTGCACCACTATTTGAAGTTACTCTTGTTGACGTACTGCCTGTTACATATTCTTCATAGTCGTGTCTGTAAATATCATAAACTGTGCCAGACGTCCAGTTTCTTCTTGGTATTACAAAAGACACATCTGAAGCTGTAATTTTCTTAGCAGCTAATAAATCGTCAAAGTTTTTAAATTCGTTTAATACACTATCACCTGGTGTAATAGGTGCAGTTTCAGTTCCTTCGTAGTCTGTTCTTCCGTCTGGTCTTGTTAAAGTACCAAATTCTTGTGCTCTACCTATTCCTAGATAGTAAACTGTTGGAGTAGCCTCAGAAAACGATTCTGAAAACTGTTCCGCATTGTTCATTCTAAATTTGTTTGTTATAATTGCTGGCATTTCTTATTCCTCATTTATATTTATAATCATTTTATTACGATCCTGAACCATATAGTGATTTAACTACTGATCCAGAACTGTCTAATATTTGTAGTTGAACAGCACTTGTTAGTTGTGTTGAACTTATAGAACCTGATGTTACTGAAAATTCTGTGCCTGATAATGTTAAAGATTGACCTGCTGAATATACTGCTGTTTCAGCAATTACAGAAAATGTAATATTTGTAGTACCAAATGTAATTGTACCACTTGTAGTCATTACATATAACTCACCAGCACCTGTAGCACCTTCTCTTACGAAAAATGCATCACCTTCTCCTAAAGAATCTGGATCAGAAGCACCATAACTGTCTGTATCTGTTGTTCTTGTTAATACCCAAGCAGTCGCACCATCACCAACAGTTGATACATAATATATACCATTGTGAGCTGCATTTGTTTGATTGTAAATTAAAGCTCTATCATTTAAAGATAAAGCAACACCATCAATCGAAATGGCTGCTAAAGTACCTGAATTTGTTAATGTTGCACCTACACCAGCAGTTCCATTATCGTAAGCTGCATTTAAGTTTATAGGAGATTCTACCCTTACAGGATCATGGTAATGAATACCTGCAGCTGCAATTGTATCTACATAAGTTTTAATTGCTTTTGCTGATGCAAGTGTAGTATCTGTACCTGCAACTGAATTTAAATCTGTGTCTAATACACCAGACGCTAAGTTAGCAACTTCAATATTTGAAATTGTATTGTTACTAGCATCAATTGTTGTACCTGTTAATGTTGTACCTGTTAAAGCACCACCGATTGTTACATTTCCAGAGCTATCTCCACTAATCCAAGTTGTAGTTGTTGTACCATCATAACCAGCAATTACTAATTGTCTGTCGCCTGTTGCTGATGGTGCGTCTATTGTAGTTCCAATAATTACATTACCAGCACCACTTGTAATATTATCTCCAGCAGATTGACCTATTGCAATATTTTGAGAGCCTGTTGAATTAATAAGAGCTCCATAACCTAATGCAACACCACTACTTCCTGTAGCATTAGTTCCAGCATTAGTACCAACGTAGGTATTGGAGTTGTGGGTTGTACCGTTTTGACCAGCAACTGCTCCTACAAATAAATTATTAACACCTGTAGTTAACTGTTGACCAGCAAAAGCTCCTAATATAGTGTTTTGAAATCCAGAAGTAAGTGCTGTCATTGAATTTAAACCAACTGCTGTATTTTTACCTTGAGTAGTCGCATTACCACTTAAAGTTCCAGTAGTTGAGTGACCAATTATTAAAGAGTTTGGAAAGTTAGTGTCAGCTTGTTTACCTGGTATAACTTCACCTGTATCTGAATTGGTTACTACAACAGCATCTGTTAAAGTTTTATTCGTTAACGTTTCTGTTCCTGCTAATGTAGCAAAAGAACCATCACTTAAAGCACTATTAAATTCAGCAGTTGTACCACTTACTGTATTGTCTGTTAAACTTATAGATTTATTCGTTAAAGTATCTGTTGATGAAGTTGTAATATATCCAGCAGCTAATATATTTGTTAAAGTTGTACCATCTCCAATAGATGAATAGATTTCATTAAAGTTGTCGTTGACTAAATCACCAGCGGCTCGAAGTGTTGAACCTGTGCCGTCATTTGCGATTGATCCGATGTTTATTGTTTGTTTTGCCATATCTCTCTCTTACTATTTATATGTTATCCTACATCCATTGTAATATTAGTATCATCAAATGTTGTTGTTGTTTCATCCATAGTATTACCTGATACATCACCTATTTGTGCAGGAATTGTAAAATTTGTTTTAAGTTTTCTTCCTTCAGCACTTGAAGTCATTAAAAAGATTGCATTTGAACCGTCTAAAGATGTTCTTGTACCTTGAACTTTTATATCATTTAATATTGCAAAAGTAATACCACTACTACTGAATGAATTGTTTGCAGTAACTCCAAAAGCTGTATTAATAAATTTGTTTAAAACACCAAATCTTGGCCCAGCGTATGCAAATCCTTGTCTTACATTTACTAAATCGCCTGATGTATCAGATAAATTTCTTCTAACTCTACTTACATAATCAATATTAATTGGTTGTGTTTTTAAAGTAACATCTCTTGTTGTTTTATCAAATTGAGTAATTGTGCCATCATCTAAATCAGCCGATACACCTAATTTAGCATTTACTCTTAATGTAGTACCATCCGTTTCAGTACCTAATCTTCTTCCAACTACAAATGAATATAGTCTTGTTATTACTGATCTTAAAATTTCTGATACACCAGAATTTATTCCTGTCACTCTCTTAATCTGAGCATCTAGTTGAGTTTCAATTGTAATTTCACCTTGAAAATAAAAACCAGCAGAGTGAAGTGTTTTAATATAACTATCTCTCCATTCATTGATTGATCTTCCAACTCTAATAATGTATGAGTAATCCTGATACAATAAACTGTCTTGTATTTTCATTGTATCTTCAGATACCCAACCGTCTTCATTTAAAAAAGCACCATCGGTTGTAATTACACCAGCTACATCTGTAGTACCTGTCGCTTGTTCTAATTTACTAACAGTCGCTGTTGCACCACCAGAACTTGTAATAGTAATATTTGTTCCATACACTCCTGTCGTATCTGATAATTTTAATATGTTTGTGTCTGTATTAAATGAAACTACTGTAGCAGTTATAACAGATGAACCATCTGAACCTAATCCAGAAACAGTTTCACCTACTGTAAACGTTCCTGAAACATTGGTTACTAAAAGATATGTTGGTAAAATTATTGTTGGAGCAGGAGAGGCTTGATAATTGTATCCAGCTTCAACAACATTTATTGTTAATGCTCTTCCTATTTCAGAACCGTATGCTAAAACTTTTGCACCTGTTCCTAAACTAGATGTAACTGTAAGTGTAGGTAAAGATGTAAATCCATTACCATTAGATATTAAACGAATGTCTGTTATATCTCCTACATTACCACCAACTTCTTGTACAACTTTATTTCCAAAATATGAGTCATCAGCCATTGTTTCATCTTCTAAAATAAGTTGACCTGAACCTGTACCATCTTCTAATGTAACACCTCCATTAACAACAGAAACTTTAGCTGATGCATTACCAAAACTAAAATTAACAACATCACCAACTTCATAATTTGTACCACCATCATCTATAACAATTTCTTGTATTGAGCCAGAACCGACTGGTCCAAGTTTTAAAGATGCTCCTGTTCCACCAGCAGTTAACGATACACTATCACCTTCACTATATAATGCACCGTCATTTGTTATAACTTTATTATTAATAATACCTGTAACTGTAACAGATATGGTTACGTCTAAATCAATATTGCTTGTTCCAGTTATTGTTTGTCCTGAAACAAACGTACCATTTACTGAACTATCTCCTAAAACTAATTCTACAACTTCTTGTCCGCCTATAATAAATTTAAACACATCTTCAACAATAGCTGTTGCCTCATTAATAGATGGATCTGTTAAATTATTTGCTTGCGTTATAGTTTGTCCAATAAGATTACTAGCATCAAAACTGCCAACCTCAATACAACGCAATATTTTTTTTGTATCCCATTTACCATCTGATACTCTTAAAATATTATCTTTTGGATATCTTATCTCAGCATCTTCATTAAATAATAGTTTAAAAAATATTTCACTTGCACGTTTTGTACCTTTTGCTTGATAAAGTGATTTAATATTTTTAATTAGATTTCTTTTGTTAACATCACCATCTAATGTATCAGGTATAGAAGTTAAAAATGAATTTCTAAATTTAGTTAAGAATCCTGATATAGTTTTATCCACATCAGCGTAATCTAAAAGTTGTTGTATGTTTTGAACTGGATTGGCTCTATACTTACCAATGTTTGCTTGAGCACCTGAAGATGTGCCTGTAATTAATTCACCTTCTATAAATTTATTTTGATGTGTAACAAATAAACGAGAACCTGCGTCAACATCTTCTACTAAAACAGTAGCAGTTGCACCTGAAGTAGCGCCTGTAATTGTTTCACCATTTATAAAATCACCATATGATGTATCTTCTAAAAGTATTCTATCTGTAGAATCATCTTTGTTTACATTTGTACCATCTAATAATAAAAAATTATTTACATTAGCTGAACTATCTAATTGAAGATGATCTGGATCTCCAATATTTGTTAATTTAATCTCAGCTGATTCCATCAACTGATAATACGCTTTTATAAAGTCTAAAAATAACGGATGATCTTCAAGTACAAAATCAGGTACTTGTGAATTTAAAAGGTTTGATATTTTATCTTTAAAGTCGGCCATTTCATCTAATAACTACTAGTCGTGGTATATCCAATACCAGCGTTTGCTGAGCCTCCTACTAGTGTATCAGCCTCTACTGTGACTGAACTATTTGCAACATCTATTTCTAATATTTGATTTCTTATAGGAACTAAATCATTTGAATTTGGTTTTACTGTTACTTCGATAACTGTTGAAGCTGCACCTCTTACATTTTCTATGTTTGAAACATTTAAAGAGTTTACTTCAACTTTACCTGTTGAGTAATCTATTGTACCTTGTGTACTATTACCATATGATCTTACTGAACCATCCATTCTATATCTTCTAACATTTCCTTGTCCATCATCATCCAAGAACCAAATATTTGTTGTATCACCATCTATTTTAAATCCTGTTGAAGATAAAATACCACCCTCAACAGAAGCGTGACCAGAATGTGGATTGTATAATGCGTTTGCAAAATTAATTGTATATTTTGTTGAACTGCCAATTGTAGGTATAAAAGACTTTCTTAATCTTACAGTAGTTATATTTGATAAAATACTTTCATCTGTATCATCAATTAATCCTGTAAGTTTTGAGTGTCTAAAAATTGTATCAAAAGATTGTAGGGTGTTTGTGTTGTAATTTGTAATTGTAGTTATAATGTTTGATTTTAAAGTGTCACTAGTTTTTGTTGTAACTTTTTCATCAAATTTAATTGTTGATGTTAAAAGTACATTTGTAGTTTCTGGATCAACAATTACAGGTGTTACTGAAGCAACTGAATATTTTTTTAAGTCTGTTACTATTCTTGCCTTTGTAGAATCTGTAAGATTAGAACCACTGGTTGGTAAAATAGAAATATAAACTCTACCATAAAAAGGTGTTTCAGCATCTTCACCACCCCAAGCAGAAACTGCTTGTGTGTTAGCGTAAAGTTGTTTTACTTTTGATTTATAATCTTCTATTGTTACAGCTCTGTCTTGTGATGAATAAAAATCAGGAGTATTTCTTTTTATACTTTGTAATGACTCTGGTTCAGCACCGCCTTGTGCTGACGAATTTACTGTAACAGTAATGTCTGTAAAACCTGAAATAGAACCTGCAAGAGTAAATGCCGTAGCACCGTTTGCTTCTGTTTTATTAGTTACAACATAACTTACATTTATAATGTTTCCATCATCTAATTTTTTACCAATTACACCATCACCAAAATAAATTTCGTATTGACCATCCTCTGCTTCTTGTAAAAAGAAAACTTTTGATGTGCCATTCAATTCTGTAATTGAGGTTGCTTTCGTATAAACATTTGTAGTAACATCTGAAGCACTATTTTGAATTACAACTTTAATTGTAGTTGTATCAACTCTATCACTTGATATTAAAAACCTTTGATCAATGTCTTGTTCATCATAAGTGTAATTATAACTTACATAAGTTCCTTCATAAACATTTAAACTTTGTGCAGTATAAACTCCGTCAACAGGTTGAACTGTTTTATCAGCAACTGTAACGAATGAATACGTAAGATCATCTATTGATGATGTAAATTTTGTACCTGCTGGAATTGTAATTATTGATCCTGTACCATCATTGATTACTAATTTTAAATCAGCGATTGGTGCTCTAGCAGAGTTTGGAGTATATCCAACTAATTTAGCCAACGATGCAACACTTGATCTTAACTGTGCTGTATCTAAAAACATTTCATTGGCAACAAAGTTAGCATTGTAAGCCAAATAGTGTGTATTATAGGCAAGTAAGTCTAATAAGATTGAAAGAGAACTTCCTTCAAAATCATAATCTTTAAATTCGTTTTGATTTGATAAAAATCTTTTAAGTGAACCTTTTATATTTTCAAAATCTAATTCTGATATGTCTAGTCTGTGTGAACTCATATTATCTTACTCTTTGTAAAAATGTTGATACTGAAACTGGTGCTTCTGTGCCGTTAATTAAGAATGAAACCATAATATTTAATCCATTATTTTCTTCATCATTTTGAACCACAACATCCTCTACCGAAACTCTTGGTTCATATTTTTCAATTGCCATAGCAACTCTATCTTTAATAATAACTAATAATGGTTCAGTTATATTTTCAAATAAGAATCCTCTTAGGTTACATCCAAAGTCAGAATTAAAAGGTCTTTCATACTTATTTGTTAAAATTATATTTTTAACAGCTCTTTTAATTGCCTGTACATCAAATAATTTTGCAACATCCTTTGTAGCAGGATTTTTAGTAAAACTCAAATTTAAATCACTATAGATTCGATTTGATCTTTTACTTTTATTTGTTGTTGTTGCGTCATAGTTTGAAAAGGCCATATCAATATTTATATGAATTATCTGCCGTTTACTAAAACGTTTAAGGATCCTGAAATCATTGCACCTGCGTCAGCACTATCACCTATACGACCCCAAGGAATACCACCTATTCTAACATTTGTTGATCCTTTGTTTAATGCAGCTACGTGAGCAGGACAGATAGGAGTAGGTGGAGCTGGGTGTCCTACTGTAGGAGTGCCTTGTACAGCACCCACAATACCGTTTGCCTTTACTGTTCTTACTAAAGAAATCGCTAAATTGGTAATTCCAGTACAAGCATGGCCTGTAGTTAAAGAATCTCCCTCTCTTACGGCCATATTAACCTTTTCCTTGCCCGTTATACGCTTTCCAACTACGTTTTTTAGATTTATTCATTGATGAAAACTTAACACTTCGTTTTTTCTTACCTAGTGATGATTTTTTATAGTTTTTTTCCCTTGCAACGAAGGTTTTACTTAATTTTGCCATTATCTACCTATCTTTTTCTTTCTACCAAGTGGTAATTGTATAGAAGACACGATTTTTTTGCCTTTTTTACTAATATATTCAAATCCAATCAGTTGATTCTTAAAATTCCCTTGGACTGACTTAACAGCCTTCTTAAAACTTGTATCTTCTTTTTTTTCTTCTTGTCCTGATTCGTTCCAGAACAGAAATTCACGCATTTTTGCCATAATTTCCTCAATTTTTAGTTAATTTCTACTATTTATAACGATTTTTGTTCTACTTTTGTTCTTTATGTGCCAGAATACCGACTAGCTACGGAAGAATCGGACAATTATTCCATTTTTTTGTTGATTTTTACATAAAAATACGGTATATTAGTAGTATATGAAAAACAAAAACACAAATATGAATATGGCAATTGTTAGAAACATTGCATATAGACAAATCAGTAAGATAAACAAAAACGTAAAAGAAGTTATTGAAGTTGATAACACTCTTTTAAAGATGATTGACATTAATATGAAAAATGCTATTAATAAAATCATTAACGACTATAAGGCATACGAAGAAACTGGTATAATAAAAGTAAAATAATGAAGGGAAACACTATGACACTACAAAAAAATGCACTTAATCAAATTGAGGCTTATAATCAGTTAAGATACAAAGAAGAAACTATGAAAAAAATAAAAGAACATACATCAGCAGTTATGTTTGTTATTTTTCTATTCAGTATGATAGGATGTGCTGGCGCTGTAGAAGAAAATAACTTTATGATAGGTGCCATAATGGCCTTAACAGGAATAGTAACTGGTTTAATATCAATCGCATTACAAAACAAATAGGAGAAAACATTATGAATATAACTAAATTTAACGAAATGATGAGTACAATGACTATTAAGGATTTAAATAGTATGAAAAATATGATTAACAATGTTATAAAAGACAAAGTTAAAAATTCTATGGTTGTTGGACAAAAAGTTAACATTGTACAAAAAACTAAAAAAACACCTGGTGTAATTAAAAAGATTATGCAATCAAAATGTTTAGTACAATGTAATATTACAACTTATAGGGTACCAATGACTATGTTGGAGGCTGCATAATGAATAATAAACAATTAAAAAATGCAATTAAGAAACTTGAAAAAAGACTTGCTTATGGAAACAAATTACTTAAAACAAAATCTTTATTTCAAGTAATACAAATAATGAAAACTAAAAAGGATATATAACACTATGACTATGGTAACACAAACTGCAAAAACACTTGATGAAGGAATTACAAATCTAATGGCTGGTGCCAAATCTGATTATGTAAAATGGTCAACAATGGGTGGCAAAGAACTTACTGGTTATTCTAAAGAACAAGTTGATAATTGGGATTCTAAAACATCTGTAAGACCTGGTAAAAAGTACATTAAGATTGTACAAGAAAACGGCGTGTTTTGTTTTATTGTAAAAGAAGACTTTAAACATTTTAAAAAAGGTGATATATTGAAAGCCGCTGGTTTTAATGCACCTGCTTTAAACTCTGCTAGAGGAAATGTATTAACCGGTAACTATCCAATTCAATGGACAGGACCTTTGTATTTAAAATAATATGATAAAATATCAAGTAACAAAAAACGGCAAAGTATTAAAAGAGTTGAATGATGATTATGATACTGCTATCTTTGCTTGTAATAATGATTACGGACCTGGTATGAAAATATTAACCAATTCAAAAGAGAAGTCTGAATCTTGGACACATTTTGAATATAAAGAAAAACTTTAACAAAGGAGTTATATTATGAAAAATGAGCAATTAAGAAAAGATATAATGAAACTTGCGTTAGCTGAAAGTGCTACCGAATGTACCATCGTTTGTGGTACTTTATTTGCTAAGTTTGATGTTTCAATACATGAACAGATGGCAAAGAATTTAAAAACAACTTTACAGACTTTCTTTGATAATAGAAAGAAAAATGATTGCAATGTTCAAATGTCAGGTACATTACCTGATAATGAATATGCTTATGACTTTATGCCAATCGTTGATTTTAGACATGAGGGAATAGGAATATAATGTTTAGACTTTGGATTATTGTTATTATAATAAATTTAATTTTAACGATCGGCGTAACATTTGCCGGTGAGAAATATTGTTTTAATTGTCACCACAAATATAAAATAGGTGGTAAAGAAAATGCAACCTATGATTTTGAGTTTGATTTACAAACTAACGATTTATCTAAATTAGCTGAAGAACAACTTAAAGATAAAAAAACTGGTTTAGTTTCTTACATCTTATTTGAAAACAACAAAATTTTAGTTGATCAAAATAGAAAAAGTAAATATCATGGACCTTATCCTTCACATTCTGTAGGCAAAAGTTTAGTATCTGTTGTTACAGGTTATGCTTTGTGTGGTGGTTACATCAATCATACAGTTTTTGATAGAATAGATTACCCAACTGTTGAAGGAACTTTATATGAAAATCAAAAGTTAATAAATTTACTTAACATGCAAGCAGGTGATCAATATTATCTTGGTAGTTTGTTTGGTGGATGGGACAGTAGAATGAATAGTGATGGTAAAAGTATTAATACTATTCCCATCAAAACTGCTATGAAAAGATATTTTAAAGATACTAAACCAGCAAGAGGTTACGATAATGAACTTAAATATAATTATAGTGCCATGACAACTAATGTTATTATGAACTATGTTATTTACAAAACTGGTGATGACTGGAACAAGTTATTACATAAGATATTTGTAGAAGACGCTAAAGTTGCAAAAAGAGTTTATTTTCATAAGACTTTAAATGCTGATAAAGGTAACAGAAAATCTGGTGAGTATGGTAGATATTCTTTTTATGCTGACAGATACGATTATGTAAGAATTGCTAACATGATTATGAATCATTGGAAGAATGATACTTGCGTTGGAAAGTATTTAAAAACAATGTATGAAAATAGAGTTGATATAGGTGATGGTGGTGCGTATAGTACATCTACAGGTAATCATAGAGCAGCACAAACTTATGGCGGTCAGTTTCTATGGGATGCTATTGGTTTAGAAGACAGACCTATTTTAATGATGGATGGTGCTTGGGGTCAACAAGTAGTTATTGATTTTGATAATAACAGAATTATTACTGCTCATTCTGTTGAAAGAAATTACGACTATCATAGTTTAATTTATCTACAATTAAAATAATTTATAGTTATCCTTATGTTTTACAAAAGTTTAATATGGATAAGGTCCAACAATTAGTGCAAACGCAACTAATAATATAATAAGTGTTCCTGTAAAATAGTAATTCATAGGAAACCTCCTATCTATTTTTTAATAACAGTTTTAGTTTTTCGTACCAATAGATACCACCTTCTCGTAGGTTTTCATTGGCCGTTCTTAATTTTTCTAATCGTTTAACTAAATCTTTTAGTTGTTTTTTATCTAACGCCTTTTTACGGTCAACTAACTTTTCTAATTTAGATACAACATTATCTATAGATACACAGGTAAAATCTGGTATCTTAGGCGCCTTTTTCTTTAAAGACGTAAGTGTAATCTTCTTAGGCTTTTTAGGCATAAGTGTAAGTCCTCTTGTAAGTTAAATCGACAATGTTCGGGAAATAAAATATAAAATTATGTGCTAGTATTTATATTAATTATTGACAAATTAGAATAATTGTGTTAAAATAATATAACTTAATTACAACATAAATAAAAATATGACTGATATGAATGAGAAGTTGGTGAAAGATATTGATGATATGCACGACAAGCAAATCGAAGATATGCTTACAAAAGGCGGTCCAGGTGATCGCTCAACACCAGGAAATGTAAATACTGAAGAATGGTGGAAATGGAATAATCTATCGGATGAAACAAAAAGAAAAGCTGGTAAAACAATGCTGGGACAACCATCTGAAGACAAATCTATTTTACAACAAGCAAAAGATAAAGACATTTGGTTTTGTACAATACCATTTACACAAGTATATAATGAAATTAACGGTAAGTATTGTGCTTGTTGTTTTGGTAAAGAATCAACAAAACACACAATAGAAAACACTACATTGAAAGAATGGATGGTTGATAGTGAATATATGAATAGTATTCGTAAAGAGATGTTAGACCCCAATTCAGATCATAAAGCAGTTAATGAGATATGCCGAAGATGTAGAAGTGATGAAGAAAAGTATGGAAGAAGTAGAAGAACAAACTGCTTAAAAATTCACACCAACGATAAAGAGTTTTGGGATAATATTCAAAGAAATGTTGAACTGTATAAAGCAAGTGGTCAATATGCCTTTGACGAAAGAATATTAGAAATACAATTAAAGGTGTTTGGCTCAGAATGTAATTTAGATTGTTTTATGTGTATGCATGCTAACTCAACAACAAGACAAAAAGTTGCTAATGCTGGCGTATGGAATGAAAAGGTTTATGGTAAGCCTAGTAAACAAAGAGATGAATATATTAGACTTGTTATGAGAGATAAAACAAAAGGTATAAATGAGCAGGTAATTGAATTAGCCCCTTATGTACGAAGTATAAAAATCATTGGCGGAGAACCACTAGTGATGAAAAAACATTATGAATTATTAGAAAAAATTATTGAAAGTGGCCATGCAAAACATATCTATTTAAAATATCAAACTAACTTAACACAAACTAAAAAAGGTCGACATAATATATTTACATATATTCCTCATTTCAAAAACGTATCTATGGTTGCTTCAGTAGATGGTATTGGTAGAACTATTGAATATATGAGAAGAAGAACAGATTGGAATGAAGTTGTTGAAAATATTAATAAGTGCCGAGAATTTCCTAATGTTGTAGTTGACTTTAATGGTCTTGTTACAAATTTAAGTGTATTAAGATTTTATGAAATTATAGATTGGGTAAAAGACAATCCAGTAATTGATCAATTGAATTGGGCAATGATTGATAAACCTGAACACTTTAGACCCAATAACTTGCCTGAAGAACTTAAAAAAGAATTAATACCAAAGTATAAAAAATGGCCTGATATTGTAGCAGCACTAGAACGACCTGTTGATCCTGATTTTGATATACAAAACTTATTTGACTATATGTTAAAGTCAGATAAGTTTTACGAAGGCACAAAATGGGATCATAAGTTATTTGATGTATTCCCAGAATTAGAAAAGTATTATGAACCAGAAAAACATAGAGATCACAATCTACAAGCAAATCTGTTTCCTAATTGGGATAAAAAAGTAAGAGAAGCGCTTGACGAAGCAGAGATGAATATGTTATAATAGAATATGAGTAAATATAATATGAAAGATATGGATCCTAAAGACATAAGAATTAAACCTCGTTGTTTAACTTATGAACCAAAAAGTTATCATAAACCTGCAGCCTATACATCAGATGGTTTTATGTTACCTTGTTGTTGGTTAGATGATCCTAAAAATGATCACGGTGTAGAGGAGAAGTTTCATTTAAAAAATGAACACCTTGCATTAAAGAATAATGAAAAGTTAGAAGACATTTATGGCTCTAAAGAGTGGGAACACTTTTTTGATACACTAATAAATAATCCTAGTTGTGCTTTGAAACAATGCCAATACAAGTGTGGTAATTTAGAAAAAGATAATTATAAAATATGAGTGAACTAACAGACCTCTATATTCGCAATCAGCGTTTTTCATCACCTAATATGGATTTATCTCATAGATGTATATTACGTTGCCCACAATGTTTAAGACAAAAAGTAGAAGGCCTTCCTAGAATTAAAAGATCGTTTGACATTAATCAAAAAGAATTTAGAAAAGTACTAAACTATTATGAAAATCAAATAACCTTTTGTGGTCAAATATCAGATCCAATCTACCATCCTGAATTTCTAACATTTTTAGAAATGATGAATGGTTTAGGTAAAGGTTTAAGAATTGCTACTAATGGTACTAACACAGCTGAAATGAATGAGAAGTGGTGGGAAAAAGCATATAGTTACGGCCTAGGAGAAAACTGTTGGTATTTTGGAGTAGATGGTTTAGATGAAAAATCGGAATTGTATCGTATTGGTTCTAACTTTAAACAGGTGTGGGAAACTATGAAAATGGGAGTACAAGCAGGTCATCCAATAGTTTGGCAATATATAATATTTGGTTACAATGAACATGAAATTGAAAAAGCAAAAGAGATTGCATATAAAGAAGGCATAACATTATTACTAATTAAAACAAATAGAGGTTTTGATCCTAAAAGTAGAAATTTAAGAAAAAATGTTCAAAAGGCATATGAGGAGTTTGCTGTGCCTAGTGATAAACACAGAGCTAAAAAAGTAAAGGGTGAAGAATACTTTAATGTAACACCAGAATTAAAACATTGGAGAAAAGTAAGAGAAGGGGATTTGAAATGAACATTACATATAATAATATTACTAAACCATTTTTTATAGATATACCAGAATTAATTAAGAAGTCACCATATAGACAAATATGTGAAGAAAGATTAGACCTTGATGAAAATGGATTGCCAAAAGTAATTGTTGTTTCTTTATCAGGTGGTTGCGACTCTGCGTCTGCATTATATTTAACTGCAAAACATTTTCCTAATATAGAAGTTTATCCTTTAACGTTTCAGGATGTACGTTGTAAATGGGATGCTTTGGCTGCTGAACAAATAGTTAAGTTTATACAAAAGAAGTTTCCTAAAGCAAAACTAAATGACATCTTTATTGATAAGTATGATGATTTAGATGAAGCAACATATCCAAAAGCACAGCATATGATTGAAAATGATAAACGTTATAAAACTTGTACACTAACTCAAATGTCAAAGATTAATCAGTTAGATGAAGGTAACGAAAAATTTATGAAACAATGGCCAGGTTGTATAAGATTAGATGGTATGACAGCTAATCCTCCTATAGAAGTAAGAATGAAATTTGCTGATTATATGAAAAAAGCACATCCTAATTTTAATTTTACAGATAAAGAAATTAAAAGAGTACAAGGAGAGTTAAGACGTGACAATCCTAACAAACCTGAATTAACCTATAACGTATATCAACCTTTTGTAAATGTTGATAAGAAGTTTGTTGCTGATATATTTAAACAAGAAGGTTTAATGGAAGAGTTATATCCTGTTACACGTAGTTGTGTTGGTGGTGCAAATCAAACAAATAACTTTACTGAATGGTGTTGGCAGTGTTTTTGGTGTTATGAGAAAGCTTGGGCATTTGATTTACCAAGAAGTTAATTATGCACGAACAAATAAAAAATGCTATTAACACTACACAAAGAGCTCAAAGAAATTACAATCTAACAAAAACAATACCACAAGAAGATATAGAAACATTAATCTATGCAGCTTCAAATGGACCATCTAAACAAAATGAAACTCATTTTAATTTAAGAGTTTATACTGATACTACAATTATAGAAAAAAT